TTTTGGCCAGTATTTTGATAAATATGTTTGCACATAGTTATCTATACTTAGCCGTTTTCTTTGCAATAGTTTTAGGTTGTCTTACAAACTGCTGTCCCTTGCGCATACCTTCACGCTTTGCAGCAGAGGTTCTTGCATACTCTGAAGTACTCAATGCTGCACGGGCTTTCTTAGGTAGGTATCTTTCACCAGTAGCCTTAGCACCTTGAGTGCTAGGCTTGCCAGATTTAGTACCCCATTCTTCTTTAGTCCACTTAGACAGTGACTTCTGCTTGGCAGTCTTGCTACCTGAGTAGCCACCGCCTGCTTTCTTATAAGCCTGTGCTAGTAACTGAGCCTTACGGGCAGACCACTGACCAGGATTACCACCCTTAGAACCAGCCATAATCTGATTCTTTAAACGTTCACGTAAACCTGCTTTAGTGTATGCCATTGTTTACCCTTTCTAACACTTACACTTATTATGTGCTTTTCCACATAAGTAACATCTGCCTGGTTTTCTAATTGGCATTACTTTACTTTTTCTTTGCTTTAGGTTTTGTATGTGTAAGAACCTTGCTTGATGCAGTATGAGTAGCGCCAGTATGTATTTGTCCATTCATCTTATGAATAGGACCTTTATACTCTTTACCGTTGCTAAGGTAGTGCTTAGAGGTTTTGCTCACTTACTTACCCTTCTTAACTCCTGTTACACGCTTTAAGCGTGGGTTAGCAGCAACTGCTTTCTTGCTGGCCTTGCGTGCAGAACTGGCAAGGATTGCTCCCGCACTCTCCATAGATACACCCTGTCGTGAGGCAATCTTCTTTTGAACAGCCTTGAATCCTGGATGCTTCTTCATTACTTCTTTCTCGCATTCTTCTGAGCCTTCTTTAAAATTGCGTCATACTCTTTGCTGCTCCACTGAGACTGGCTAGGCATAGGCTTTGGCTTAGGAGTTGGCTTTACTTTGCCAATATCTTTAATACCAACTGTGCTGCCATTTGGCATAACAACAGCAACACCAGACTTACGTGTTGGTGCAGGTGATGTCATTGGCTTGCGAACACCAGTTGACGGTGTGCGTGGTGTCACTGGCTTCTTTGCTGCTGGTTTTTTTGCTGCCATTAGTACTTTGCTCCAAACAATCCCTTACCCTTTGGCATAGCCTTCTTAGCCATCTTCTTTTTTGCAGCCTTCTTTGCAGCCTTCTTTGGGCCGTACTCCATCATGCGCTGTTTAGGACTTTCCATCTTTTCATGCTTCTTCATAGCCTTCATAGATGTGTACTTCTCGCCTTTTACTGACATTAGATTGCTCCTGCTTCCTTAAGTGTTGTTGCAGATTGTTTGTTAATATAGTTAGCACTGGTCATAGTATTTGCATCATATGCTTTACCCATTACCTCAGAGGCTTTAACAGCACGCTGTATAGCAGCCATGCTTGTACCTTCTGGTTGAATACCTTGGTCTCTAGCAGAGCGATAGGCATTCAATTCTGCGTCCCATTTTTTATTACTCATAGACTTACTTGATGTTGCATCTCCTGGACTTAGTTGCAAACCTAATACCTTGCAACCAAAACAACCTTCCACATCTTCTGGATGGTCTAATCTGTGTCTCATACCGTCTCCACTGTGTAACCAGCAGCCTCTAGGTCTGCCTTCTCTGCTGCACTTACCTCGTAGTCAATGCCACCAAGGTAGGCAATATCTGCTGCAACCCATTCCTCAGAGGATGGATAACGTATCTCTGTATAGACAGAGCCATTCTTAAGAACTGTGATTCCTTTTTGAATCTTAATTCTAGAAAACAGTGGATGGTATTCGCCATCCATCTCTTCAAGAATTGTAGGTGTTCTAAATATGTAAGCCATTATTCCTCCAATAGGTTTACTGATAGGCAGGGACAAAGCCCCTGCCTACCCGTATAACTATTGTTATGCGTTTGGACGGCCTGATGCCGCTGACTCGATACGTACCAATGCTGGGGTGCGATATAGCGCCCAGTTGATAACTCCGTACCAACCGACTGGGTTGAAACGGTTGAAGCGGTCCTGGACCACTCCAATTTCCATACCTGGTTCCTTCCAGACTGCCTCAGCAAGTGCCTGTGCACCTGTTACGTATGTGTGATACACACGTGTCTGAGAACCGCCTGCGCCTGAACCTGCCTGTGAGTTAGTTGCGTTTGCTGTCTCAATGAAGCGAACGCCTTCCCATGAACCTAGTTCTCCACCAAATAGTGGTGCAGCGTTCTGGTAGTCGTGTGGTGTACGCCATACGTTGTTACCTGTCTCTGTGCGTAGGTCATTAGATACTTCTGGGTGAATGTATGCAACAAACATTCCAGCAGCCTTTGTCTGAACTCCAGCAGAACGCATCTTTGTAACTGCAGTGCGGATAGCAGCAGACTTAATTGTGTCTGCAGCCTGAATTGCTGTCTTAGCAGCAACTGTTCCAACGCCTTCATAAACGTTAGATACTGCACCTGTTCCGCCAGATACACGCACAATGTTTGTTCCTGCGTCTAACTTAGCAACTACTGCAGCATCAAGTGTCTTTGTCATGTTGAAGCCAACTGCGTTAGCAACCCATGGGTCAATGTTTGCAAGTGACATCAAGTTAATCTTCTTAACTGGAAGTACTGAGCGACCAAGTTCTAGTTGTGCAACATCAATGTATGTTGTTGCTGGTAGTGCTACTGAGTCTGGGTCAACTGTCTCTGAGAGTGTTGCACCAGCCACTGTAGTATCAGCGATATCTGTGTTGAATTGGAAACGGATTGAAGAACCGTTATGAGTTAGTGAACCCACCTTCTTGTCCGCAATTTCACGGAACTTTGGAAGGACGCGAAGATTAGTCTCGATAAGTTTATCGTAGGCTAATGTTACAAGGTTGCTTCCTAACCCAGAGGATGTAGTTGTAAAGACATCTGCCATTTGGCTATGTCCTACCTTTCTGGTTTAGTCGCTTACGAATTAAGCGAGTGATTTGATAATTGCCATAATCTCTTCTTCAGAACCTGCGTTAGCAATTGCTCGCTCTAGGTCTTCAGAATAGGCGGGAGTATCAGCCGATTGAGTAGCAGAATCCTGTTGCTGTAAAGCACGTAGGTTTTCTGTATCAACCTTCTGTTCACCAGGTGTATACCCGATTACGTCACCATTCTCAACGAGCCAGTTAGATACTGCGTCTTCGTTGATAGTGTCTAAATCCTTAAGGATAAGACGGGTTGCCTTTGGATTTACTCCCTTTGATTCTAGGATTTCTCGGACAGTGCGTTCATTGGATTCACGAGAAAACTTCGCTAGTTGTTCCTCGAGTTCCTTAATGCGCTTTTCATCTGCTCTCTTGGCTTTGCGTAGGTTAGCGATACCCGCATCCTCATTTGAGTTAGAACGGTTTAACTCGTTCTCTAGATTGTCGTCTTCCCAGTATTGTTCGTTGCTCATGCAACATCACCCTTCATTAGTAGTTATCGCAGACCACAACCAGATAAGGGGATACTTGGTTGGCTTCTGCTACCAGACTCTTACACCTGACGGGGCTGGTAGGTCCGTCTAGGGAATTTAGAATGTGCTGGATTTACCGCTACCTAGTGCGCCACGGCCTAAGCCTGCTGCGCCACTAAATGTGCCTACTTCTTTTTCGGCTAGTTTCAATCGCTTACGCTTGGCAGATTCAAGTTGTCCAAAGACTTCTTCCTCTGCTGTTTTCTGTGTGTAGTTGATTCCTTCTTCGCCATAAATCTGGCCAAGTTTTGTAGTAGTTGGTAATACATTGGCAATACCCTGATAACCTTCACGGGCTTGAGCCTTAGTAATACCCAACTGAGCAAGGGCAGTAGCACTAGATACATCTGTAAGTAAGTTCTGCTTAATTGCTTCAGAACCAATCTCAGCAGATAAAACCTTTTCCTGTAACTTAGGTAGATTTTCTTTAGGGTTAAGGAAGTAACCAACTAAATCTGTATCTTGAATGTTATAGAAACTCTTCAGAGTAGCCTTAACATTAGGGTCAGCATTGTTTACACGTGTTACTACTGTGTCAATTCTGTCTTTAAACTCTGTAGCAGAGATATCATTACCAATAATATCAGCCATCTTAGACTGAGATACTTTGCGGTCTGTACCAAAATACCCTTGAAGACCATAGGCACGGAGCGTTTCATTGTATGCATTCTCCAACTGTAAATACTCTGCTTCAGAAACTACGTTAAGTCCAGCCTGACGGCGAATCTCATTACCACGGAAGCGGGTAATATAAGCAGTAGTCTTTTTAAGTTCTATCGCTGCTTGGTTAGAACCAAGTCCTTCTTCCATGAATCGCTTGATATCTGGAATTAAATCTTCTAGGCCATAGTCCTTAAATGTACTCTCAAGCAATGTGTATGCATCTACATCTACTGTTGACTTATATTTATTGCCAGAAGCAATAAGAGTCTTAGTTGTTCCGTCAGAATAAACTCCAATAACATTACCATAGGCATCTGTTTCTGTAGAAACTAAAGTTGCTGTAGGAGATGTAACTTGAGTTGGAGTTATAGTATCTACTGTTGAACTACTAGAAGTTACAGATGTAGTTCCAGAATAACCAGGAATGTCATAGAGTTGCCATTGACCTGTATCCGTTCCACCAATCCACGCATAGTACTTTCCAGCAGGAGCATCAGTAGGCTTTACTGCTTTATTAAGAAGCGGATTTTCTGCTATTGCATTTTGACGTGCTAGTTTTTCCGCTGCTTGCTTACGCTTTAAAAATGCCGAGTTACTTTCACCTTCAAATTTTGTCATTACATCTGGGTTAATAGCCCCAAGTTCTGTTGCTGTATTTTCTAAAGTTGAAATACGTGCTGTTGTTTTTGCAATCTGACTTTCTACTTGCTCAAGAAAAGTTTGTGGTCTAGATGCTGCATTTGCTTTTGACATGGCTTTAGTTCTGGCTTTTTCTGCAGCATCAGATACGTCAATAGTTGGTGTTGGTGCTACATAATTATAAAATGCATTATCTCTATCTAGTCGCGCCATTATGCCATCAGTCCAAACGTGCGAAGAATCTCAAGGGCATAACCTGATGCTTCTTTGCGGGCACCTGGTGACTTAAGCCATAGTTCTTTTGTTTTAGGGCTGGTACGTAGTAATTTTTCGTAGTCTTTAATACTCATAACTCCAGCCTTTTGTGCTCCCGTTGCATCTCTATTAGACATGGCTGATTGAATATCTTCATCAAAGATACTAATTGAATTATCTGGAATTCCAAGTAACTTACCTTTGAAGTAAGCGTATTGATTTGCAATATCAGATGGCTTAACGCCCTCATCAATTAGACCAGAGATGTTTCCATAAAAACCTTTAGCCATGCTCTTAATAGTATTCTTGGCAGAATCTAGGTCAGTCTTGCCACTAGGAGTAAAGACTCCCATTACCTTATCAAGAGCCTGCTTAGTATCTAACTTGATACCAAAAGATGATGCATACTCTTTAATCTCTTGAACATCTTGGGCTACTTTACCGTTGTTCTTTGTAAGACCTTCTAGGTCAGTTCCCTTGATTGCTGGTTTAAGAATTGTAGCCTTGATACGAGAGTAATCTTCAGCATCTAAATACTCGCCAACTGTGGTTGTCTTACCACCAGCAGTTGTAGTCTGCTTAACTAGCGCAGCCTTTTCTTCCTTATTTACCTGAGTATAGTATGCAGACTTTTCATCAGTAGTTGCTCTACGGCCCAGCATCTGGAAGAAGTAATCATCAATCTCTTGGTCTGTCTGAGTCTTGCTAGATAGATTAAGACCTGAACCATTACGGTTATCTCCACCAGTACCAACACCAACATACTTATTAAGAAGGGAATCAAAACTCTGTGTGATTAAGATTCCACTATCTTGGAAGTTCATAACTGCTTCTACTGAAACTTTGCTTGCTGCATCAGTAAGAGCACGGGCTAAACCAACTACATCTTTAGTATCATACTCTGACTTATTCATATAGCCAGCGTCATAAAGACGCTTGCGTAGATATTCAATACCTTTACCAGCCTTAGCCTCAGCCATATACCTAGAGCGAACCTCTTCTGCACTAAGTACTTCGTAATCACCCTTTGAGTTAATGTAAAGGTAAACACGACCTGGCTTTGCAGCATTCTCGTTTCCACTTAGAATCCACTGCGTTCCATCTTTAACAACTTGATAAGGACCAGTAGGGCCAAAGTCCTCAGTCATATCCTTTAATGTTGAATTACCAACAGATTTATTTGCGTTAGCACGTGCCTCATCTGGTGACTTGTCTACCATTATCGGACCTCCGTTGTGTATGTGTCACGAGAGTAGAAACCTAAGATTGGTGCAAACACTGCTCTATTGGCCTCTCTGATTGCTGGGTCTAATTGAATCAAGTCATTTAGAACCTGTTCAATTTGTGCCTTCTTGGCACGCTTTAAGTCTGAGAAGTTCCAGATGCGTCTGCTCTCTGGGTCTTCTGAGAAGGAAATAAACTCACGCATTAGGGATGTAATAGTTCCCATGTTCTTGCGAACCTGAGCAGATACTGGTGTTGACTTATCTGCAATTACTTGTTCAATAGATGAAAGGATTTCTTTCTCTGTTGATACTTCAAATCCGCCAGTCTCAAGGGCTTTACGTAGCAGTGGATAGCCAGCCTTTAATGCATTGCGTCTTGCAGTTGCTTGGTTAATAAGTCCCTTACGGGTTTCAGGAGCAGCAGTCTTAGAAAGAGCATCGCGCTCATCGCGCTCAATATCAAAGTATGCCTGCTTAGCCTGAGCAATAGATACATTATCTAGATAGGTTTCAAGGCTAGGTAGTTTAATTAATCCTTGTGCCTCTAGCCAAGTGTATGCATCTGCTGTGTAATCTCCAGTTTGTGGGCCAAAGATATACGCTGCTTCACCATAAGTCTTAAGGAATGACTGGTTATTAGAAGCCCACTTATACATACTATCTGTCTTTTGGATGGCTATCTTTGTAGCCTTCTCATTACGAGATACTGTATAAATAATCTTGCGTGGGTTCTTACCTACAAATGTAGCAACTGCTAACTCATATGGGTCTGATAACCAATCGCCTTCAGTCTTTGAGATACCAGCCAAGATGTCGTAGAACTCGGCACGCATGTTAGTAATACCAGTTGACTTAATATAGTCTGGAACACTTTTGCTCTCACGAAGTGTTGGTGAAATTGGGCTAATCATTCCAAAGAAAGCACGTGCTGCTAACACATTGTGTGCTGCAATCTTAAATGTCTTTAGATACTCGGCTTTCTGTGCATCTGTTGGATTAGCAGGTAGTTGAAGTTTTGGGTCTCCAAATGCCTGCATATATGCAATAGCCTGAAATGCTGCAGTTGTTTCTTGACGATTCATCTCATCAATATCAATTGCACGGGCTGTTGCACCACGACCAATGGTTTCTAGGTTCTGCAAGAACAATGGCATAAGCGCCTTGCGCAAATCCATGTTATCGCCAAGGTTTCCTAACGCCCAAGAATCATAGTTATTAGCAAAGTTAGTAGCCTTATCACCTAACTTACCTGGAATGTAGCCAAGCATTCCCTTAATACCAAGGAATGATAACGCTGCAACTGGGCCAGATAGTGATGGTTGTCCTGCATCTGGAGAGAATGATGGGTTAATCAAACGTAGTTTGAGAGTAACATCATTAAACTGTGGAATCTTAAATGCTCCGCCAGTAAACTTACGTACCACTGGCTCAACTGCTGTGTTAATAATTGTGTCAGTTGGTAGTACTACGTATGGTTCACCTTGGTCATCATAGTAAATCTCACCACGAGCAGATAATCCCTGATGTGCTAGACGCATACGATAGATAACCTGTAATGGCTTCTCACGCATTAAGCGGTAGTAGCGTCTCCAGAAGTCTTCTGTTGCACGATAGAAACGTGCTACTGTGCGAGTAGATAGTGCAAAGTTAGAACGGATTGCAGGGTTATCTACATACTTAAGGATAGTATTTGAAGCCTCATCCATAGCAAGTTCTGTATAGCGCTTAGCAGCCATAGTATCTGCTGCTTCACGGGCAATTAGTGGGTCTTTGTAGACACCATCATCAATGAACTGCTTGTATATCTTATCTGCAAACTCTTTCTGCAGTCCTTCATATCCGTCACGAAGACGGCTATAGGTTGTAAGAATTGCAGGCTGACGGAATAGACCATTTACCTGACGGTCCATTGACTCCATAATCGCATTACCAAACTTGCCCCATGCAGATTCTAGGTCAGCCTTATCCATGAACTCTTCAAATTCAATGCTGGTGTTAATCTCACCAGTTGGTTGTTTGCCAACAGTAGCCTTTTCAAAGTCTTCAAATGAAGTTTGGCTTGCAGCCTTGGACCATTTACCAGCAACCTTCTTACCAGATTCCATTTCATACTTAACTAGGTCGCCATGCTTGCGACTCATTAAGTCAAATAGGTCTTGGTTGAAAGACTTAGGACCACCGTGGAATGTGTTGCGCATATCAAGCAACATAGTCTCTACGTGGATACGTGCAATCTCTGCATCTGGAATACCACGTTGGCGGAAATGCACAGAATCGCCAAACAGTGATAGGAACTCTTTAGTTACTGCTGGTCGCTTTACAATAAACTGACGAGTAGTAAAATCGTAATCTACGCCTAGAATCTTAAGCATATTAGTTCTAGCAGTGGCAAAGTCTTTAGCAGTTTTTAATCCATTGTTATTGAAGAATACTGCTGCTGGGTCTACTGTTTCACCAGTCTTGAGTGAATACTTGTTAGCAGCAAACTGGCGATACCATGTATCAAAGTGTGCAAGAGTTAGATACTTATCGTTAGTACGGCGTAGTTCCTCTGTAGATAGTGGGCGGAACTTACGGCCAGTCTTAACTCCAACTTCATTTAACGCTAAATTAAGTGTAGATGGTGTGAAGATAGCATCAATAATTTCTTTATCGAACTTACCACCAAGGGATGTTCGAGCAGATACAGATGAAGCCATTGAGTTAATAACATCTGGATGATGCACAAATGCATCCTTTAGCCACTTGAAGCGGGTAATAGATTCATCTACACCAAAAACATCATAGACTCGTTTTACTGTTTCTTCACGAATCATCATGTGTGTTACTTCTTCAATTGGAATACCTTTAGATGCTGCAATATCACCAGCAATCATTGCACGGTCCTCAACACTGAGTGTCTCTTCTGGACCGCCCTTACGAAATGCCTTGTTAATTCCACGGCGAATAGGTCCAACAGATGACTTAGAACCAGTAAGTGCTGTGGCTACATTCTTAAACTCCTGAACATCCTTTACCTTTCGTAATGAAAGTAGGTCTGTTAGTGGAGTATTAAGGGCGTACATAAACGCCTCATCAATAGCAGAACGAATACCTAAACGTGGAAATAGTGTAAGAATTGTCCAGAAATTAACAAACTCTGAAACATACTTGTTACGTGTAGCGCCATCAAAGATAGCGGGGATAGAGTTCTTGCGGCGTGTAGATGCAGCAACCTGAAGAATCTGTTCGTATGGTAGTGAACCAATACCTTCTGCTACCTGACTAGGCTGCACAATACCACGGGCATTGAGGATAGGAGAATCATTCTCAATACGCACTACGTGCTGGCTAATATCATCTACAAAATCTGTAGGTACTTCTGTTCGAGAAGTAGTAGTCATACCAGAACGATTATTGAAAGTCTTATTAAGAATCTCTTCCATAATCTTACGGCCTTCGGCTGTGCCGTGTAGACCATAACGGTGCATAACCGCTGCGTATAGGTTACGAATAATAATAACCTGCTCATCAGCCTCTGAATCCAAGAAATGGAATGTCACAAAGTCTGCAATATCACGGGTAAATACCTGTCGTGCTACAAGTCGGAAGTTTTCTGCAGTCTTAACTGCATCTTCTCCAAGAAGAATCTGTGTACCAGCAGGGTTACGGCTTGCAGACTTACCAACAATCTCACCAATTCTGCGTGCACGCTTAATATCTTTATCAATGTCCACAAAGCGCTGAATGCCTGCTATGTTAACACCCTTATCAATATCTGCACCAGCAGTCTTAAGGATTGTTACAGCATCAATGCCTTTATTCTGTGCACTAGCAAGAGCAACTGCAGTTTTTTCATTAGCAGCATTAGGATTCATAATGGCATCTACTACTTTGCCAATACCCATACTGATATGACGCTCTGATTGTGCAGTTGGCACACCATTGCGCATAAAAGTTACACCATCAACACGGCCATTAAGTAGAATGTTTACATTCTCTACCTCGCCAAAGAAGTTTTGTGCAGTCTCTGCATCAAAAACTTTCTTTTGTGCTAGTAATGTAGCAACTTTAAAGTCATTAAATCCAGGATAGTTCTGAACTAACTCACGATAAGTGTTTGACTTCTCCATTGAACCCTTTTTGGCTTCAGCAAACTTCTTAATTGCTGGGCCTACGCCATTATCCCAAAGGGATTTAACGCTAGGGTCTGCAAATGTCTGACGGATTGCACCCTTAAAGTTACCTTTAGATGCTTCCTTCATAATGTTATCTGCAATACGGCCACCTTTAGTAGCAATCTTGCTAGTTCCACCAGTTATATATGTCAGTGGGTCTACAACAATCTGATACAAAGCATCAATTGTTCCAGTTACACCAGTCTGATACTTACCAGTAAGCACACGTGTAGTTAGATTTCCACTTCGTGCTTGGTTAGCCTGATAGATGCTACGGTATAAGTCGCGACCTGGTGAGATAGCAGCAGCCTTAGTATCAAAAATAATCTGCGCAAACTCTTTTTCATTATCAAATGCATAGGAAATAGCATCAAGAATCTTTGGGTCTGGCTTTCCATAGGCTTCAATAATTTCGCCAGGAGTTTTACCAGATAATAAACCTTGTGCTACAAAAGTATTTTCTTTTCCATACTTTCCCTGCACTGCTTGAATAGCACCTTTATCCCAAGCATCGCGACCATTGTATGCATCGTCCCAAGTCTGCTTAGAGAATGGGTCAGCACCTTGTGCAATCTCTCGTCCTGCTACATATCCAGTATTAAGAGCCTTGCCGTATTCTGCTGCTGCTTGAAATGTTGCAACAATAGGGCTAAAAAATCCCTTAGCAGCCTTACCAACAAGACCAATACCACGCTGAAGCAGGGTTGGGTCTTCCTGAACAAACTTTGCATTAGGATAAAGAGCCTTAATGTTTACCTGTGCCTCTTCTGTTAATGCTTGAAACTCACGCTTGGCTTTATTTGTATCCATAGCACGAAGTTGTTTTGCTTTTTTAACAGTGTAAGATAGTTGCTCAACAGCAACCTGCTGGTCTATAGATAGATTAGCGTTCTTGGCTGCATTATAAACGGCAGGATTAGTCTCACCTACTACTGGATTTAGTATGCGGGCCATTAGTACCCATATTCAGCAAGGGTGGAGTAAATAAGTTCTGCTTCTCCAGTTGGGTCAAACTGTGCAATCTTGCGCATAGTCACAGAAATAGGTTCTTTTGTATTAGGAAGGTTAAGTGCTTCACTTCCTGGGCCAGGGCCAATGTTTACACCAGATGTAATTGGCTCGTTAGGACGAGTTGTTTTAGCAAACAATTCTGTTGGCATATCTACAGTAGCCATAGGATTTCCAGCCATTGGTGCTGCTACTTGGTTTGAGTAGGTCTCTTGTCCTTGTCCATATGGAAGTCCTGAGATGTACTTTGCACCTTGTGTTGGTCCCCCGTCAGTGCGCTGAGAAAGAGCGCCAGGACCTGAAACTGGTGCTGGGTTAGACGGTTCACGGTAACCACCTTGTGTTGCCATTATTCATCTCCTTCATCTTCCAAATCATCTTCAACTTCTTCTTTTGGCTGGCCAAGGGAATCTTTGTTGTACTCCTTTGCCAAACGCATCATGCCTTCAGCATTCCAGGGTGTCATTGCTTCTGACACTTCCGTATGCAAGTACCGAGTTCCATCGTAATCTGCCCATTCTGTAATTATTAGCCAGTTAGCGCAGATAAAGTTATACCCTTCAGGGTCTTCCTCTATTAGAACTTGTAGTGCTTGCTCTATCTTCTCCCTGAATTGTTTACTCATTTTGCGTACTGAATCTTTGTTATAATTGGTGGGCTTGTATAAATATCCCACACACAAGCAATCTCAATTGCTTTGCGAATTATTTTTTCTGCTTGTTCTGGTGTTTCACACTTATCAATATCAAGAGCCTCCATAACACCCAGAGCAACATCGCCGCCGTTGCCACCATAGTAGATGCCACGAATATCACGGTCCCAAGAATAATCTTGAAATACAGGATAAAGGACTCCGTTAACGCTGATAATAAAATCTGAATCTTGCGCTGCAGCATCCCCGTCTTCTTTCATGTCATAACCTGCATCAATAAATGTTTTGCGCATAGCGGGGATAAACTTTTGCGTCATAAACAAATCTAAGTCCTCTAACTTAGTTGGCTTAGGTGGTTTCCACCCAAACTGCAAAATGTTAGAACCACGACTAGCACCAGAACCTGCAATGAGGTATCCGTTATTTTCAATAATCTTGTGTGTAGCAATCGTCATAGGACGACCTGCTTCATCAGATGCTCTAGAATCGCAGCCGATTACAGACCAACCATCTCCTTGATAAGCAGCAAGTGTTGTCATTGTCCCCTACCTAGTTATCTTTGGGTTACGGTTCGTGCCGAAGCGTTTGCTGTTCCGCCCATTGTTAGGCTGGAAAGTAGACTTTGTAATCCTTGCGGAGGTTGAGCGCCACCTGCTGGAGATGCGGCGGGAGCAGGGGACGGTTGCTCAACCATAGATGCTTCCCCAGCAGGTGGTAATTCTGGAGCGAACACATCATTGATTGCGTCCTCAATCTGAGTGCCCTTCTGGCGCATACGGATAACCTCTGCAATCTTCTTAACGATTGTAGTTGGGTCGCCGCCATTTGCAATAAGTTGTGGAATTGCCTGTGCTGAAGCATTAAGAGATGAGATAAGCGCATTGCGCATTTCCTCAACTTCAATCTTTTCCTGCTCCTGAGTTACGTTAACTCCAAATGGCAATTCACGCTGTGCTAAGTCCTTAGAAATTAATTTACCGCCAAGGGCTTGTAGCATAAAGATAAGTCCCTGCGCTGGGTTAAGACCAGCCAACATTCCATAACGGACATCAGCAGAGTAGTCTCCCTTAATATCCTTTGACGGTAGATACTCAATTGCATAAGGTGAACCAGAATCAATACCACGAATAGACTTCTGCTCGTTAAAGATTTTCTCATCTACTTCAAAGCAGAGTGAAATTACAGTCTTTAATGTAGATGCAAAGATGGCTTGTGCTGACTTAACCTGTGTGTCAAATCCACCCATAAGGGCTTGAACGCCTTGACCAGTAATAATTGAAGCATCAACATTTCCAGTACGTGATTCTGGATAACGTGTTCCAGTACGCAGTTCATTTTGTAGAACTGCTTGCTCATTAAACAATGAGCCAGATACTGGTAGTTCAACTCGGCGAACACCTGCTGGGTTCTTAGTGCGGATAACTCCGTCACCACCGAATTGGAACTCGTTCACATCGTCAGGAACAATTAGTGGTGACTGAACGGCCTTCTCTGTTGCTTCCATTGCAAGTAATGCAAAACGATTGCGAAGCAACTGAATACCGAGAACATCATCAAACTGTCCACGCATCTCACCATCAACAGTTGGTCGTCTTGCGACTACCACCATCATCTTGCCAATTGGATTCTTAGCACGGGAGATAACTAGGTTCTGACGGTCTGGAACGTAGATGATAGATTGATACTGGTCGTAGTAACGAATAATATCGAATCTAGCATTCATGTCTTGGTCATAACCATCACGACCAAGCAAAGCGTCAGTATGCTCTGGGAACTGAGAAACCAATTCAGCCAGTGGCATAGAGTAACGCTTAGCAAAAGCAACGCAGCGTCCGTAGCGGTCAAACTCAGGATACGCCCCGACAGGACTTTCTACGCGAATACGCGGCAACTTTGCTTCAGTGTCCAATTCAATCATGAACGGGACAAACCCAAATGTGATGTACCAGTCTGCTCCTGTGTACATCTGTACTTGCAAATCAGAATTGTAAAGATAGTTAGCAGCAATACGAGTACGGTTGTCTGCTGCTTTACGAGCACGGTCCTTTACTTGGCTAACTACTGAGCAGTTAACTGCTGGCAATGGAGCCATAACTTCTGATAAGTCACGGGCTACAATGTCAACAAAGTTAGCAACTACGTTTGCATCTACACCTTCTGGAAAAAACTCAGGGTATACGCTAGCAATCTGACCTTGACGGACTAGTAATACATTCTGATGGCGAGCATCACGGTCACGGTTGCGGTCTTTTAAAGATGCAACACGTGAAAAAATTTGCTTATCAGTTAACATTATTTTCCAGCCCTCTTTGCTCTAGCGGCAATTTTTTTAATTTCATTTAACTGTGCTTGGGTTAATTTGCCTTTAGCAATTTCTGTTCTCTTTGCACGTGCCACTTGAGCAGGTGTTGTACCAGAACGTTGTTGTCTAGCCTGTGTGATTGCTTGTTCAATTGTCTTACGCTCAACAGGTTTTGCATCTGGTTTTGGTTTCTTGCTTACTTTTATACCAGCATTAATACGTGCTTCAATGCGGTTGTAGTTCTTTTGTTCTGCTTTACTCAATTGACTAAATGCAGCAAGTTCACTCTTAGGTGGACGTTCTGGATTAGGCGCAGGATTGCGAACATCAATTGGTTGTTCTTTATCTGGACGCTTCTTAGCAGCAAGCGCTAACGCTTTTTGCTTTGCTCTTAAATCTTCTGTAATACCTTCACGCTTAGGTGGCTTAGATACCCGTGATGGTGAGATACCTTCTCTAATGCGTTCATTCTTTTGAGCAATACGCCGTGCAACAACATCTGCTGGAGTAACACGGTCTTTTTGCATAGACTTAGTTACAGTCTTTGTGTCTGGCTTTGGCTTATAAAAATTGTAAAGTTCCTTAGCAGGGTCTACCTTTGGTGCTCGCACACTTCCAGTACCCTCACGTTTTACTACACGCTTAGGTGCATTGGCTACATCTGGTCTGCGAATAGCGCGACCAAGTTTTGGTGCGCCAGTACGCATCTCAGTTTGGATAAGGGCCTTAATTTCTTTTTCAGTAACCTTCTTTGCAGCAGCCTGCATAAGACGTTTCTTTGCTGCATTAGAAATTGCAGCACGTGCTATTGCGGCTACTACTGCTGCTGCTAATGGTGCTGCCATTTCTGCTCCTTACTTCTTCTTTAATTTAACTGGACTCTTGCGCACTGAACGTGCATCATTTTTAGGAAGTCTACGACTCATTACTTGAGTTATATTTGGGTCGCCGTAGTAATAATCATTAAGCGTTGCAGTTTCTTCTTTAGAAAGTACAACAGATTTTGTACGTGAACGAATTTCTTTATCTGCTTTTGAACCAACTTTGTTGGTTGGTTTGTTAGCAGCCTTTAATGCACGAGCATTTGCTTTTGCAGCAGTGCTTGTTTTACGAATACCAGAAGCGGCTTTAGCAGCAGTTGCTACAGCCTTTGCTCCACGCCCTACAGGTGTAGCAGATGCGATACCCATAACAAGATTACGAGTGCGGGCTTGTTCAGCCTTTGATGTAGCCTTAGTTTTAATTGCTGGAGTTACTGAAGTTACTGGTACCTTCTTAGCCATAGTCTTTCCTTATCCGAATTGTTCTTGCCACTGTTGTTGCAGTGCAAGGTCTAGGTTTACAGTTCCACGTTTTGCTAGTTGAGCACGGGTTGCCCAACGGTTTTCTGCATATCGTGAGATAACAGTGCTTTGTTGCATCAACTCACGTAGTCGTAAGAATGCAAACCACATAGCCATCACGCAGTCAGTCTTGCCTTTGGTCTCAGGCTTCCACGTAATGAGTTGTTGCACTAAAGCCTTCATTCCCTCTGAACCCTCAGTTGAGGCAAACTCAATTGTGTTGTTCTTTTGGAAAGTTCCATCGTTCATGGTGCCTAGCATCGTTGACATAGAGGCAACACCGTGAGCGGTATCCCATTTATTCTTTGCAGTAAAGTGTGGCTTTAGGCTACATCCATATTGTGATAGCCATTCGCGTAAATCGTTATCAAGTTCATAGGCTTTCTGGTGTGCGTTAATCTCCACACGGAACTCATTAGGGCGATACTTGATTGTAAACTCTTCAATCATTGCACGGATTTTTTGTGGTGTTGGCTCAGACATGTTTTCACAGTCCAGCACATACATCTTTCCGTCAAGTCGATTATAGGTCATCGCTACAAATGCAGCATGGCCTCTGCCCATAGCAGGGTCAAAACCTACAACTGTGTAACCTTCTACGCTGGTCGGATGTCCCACCGCGCCTGGTTTTAACGGACCTCGCTTACGCATACCCTTGACACAAGCCTGAACCAGTGCGGGTGGGAAGATGGAATCTTCTTCGACATCCTCCTGCTGATAAACCAAAGCCCACGTACTGGGCGTTACTTCGCCACGGCGCTTGAAAAGCGCTGGCCCATCCCACTTGGGATATAGCCCTTGTTCATCAGGTGTGTCCTCATCTCCGTCCCAAGGATGGTCAGACTTAGGCCACAGGGTTACCCATTCTTCTGGGTCTTTCCCATACTCCAATACCGCAGGCATTGCCATGTAAGTAAAAGGGCACTTACCATTAGACCAATGCTTCGGGTTACGGAGTTCCTTGTAAAAATCATTCGCCGCAATTCGTGTCCCTACAATGAGCAACTTGCCGTTCTTACCCAAACGGGTAATAACTTCTTTTTGTAACCAGTTAATTTGCTTGTCCCACTCATGGGCGTTAGCAGTTGTAATACAGTCATCCAAGATAATCAGGTCTGCACGTGCGCCATAAATCTGACCGCCCATTCCAAGTGCTTGGATAGTTGGGTCTTTCTCGGATGAATCTCTTGCATCGCCCCCAAGGTAAACTGTGTCTACCTTCCAGGTATCAGCATCTTGTTTCCAACCGCCCTCTGGGCCATAGGCTGTTTGTAACTTCAGCCAGCGTGGGTGGGACAATCTTTGCTTAATCGCATACACGAACTCTCGCGCTTTATTAAGGGTCTTACTGACCACAATGATACGCACATTCGGATTGAGGGCGATACGGTAAGTTGAATAGTTAACGGTCACCACAGTTGATTTAGCATGCTCAGGTGGTACGTTAACCAATAGGCGGTTCTGGTCGCCAGCCTCATAAATCATAGAATCGTGGAGCCAAGAGGGTTCTTCCCCCTCCAGTAGGTCAATCCAATCCTGATGGTGTGGAAACACCTTTTGGTCTAGAAATACCTCTGAGAACTGGGAAAAGGAAATCTCATCCTTTGCCACTCCAAGGGAGATGGTGGACTTATTTTTGGCATCAGCCTTGGCATCTTCCAAATCACGGGCAAACTTCTTATCCCGCATGAGCCAGATTCTTAGGGTGTCTTCCTTGTACCCTAGTTGCTGCATAGCCCTTGGGGCACCCATGCCCTCGGCAACCAGTGCCAAAAGTTTGGCCTTTGCCTCCGCAGTCTTTTGGCTGCGGGGGTTATTGTTCTTGCTAAAAGTCATCTATTGTCCTGTCCCAAGGTAGTACTCACCCATCTACAAACAGCCTGTTCAGTCAGTTTGTAACAGACAGTAGATACAGTCTGTACGCAAGGGCCTGAAGCCCTTGCTATAGTATCGGTAATAAATTACCTCTACTATATATTAATCCGTTCAACAGGCCATTCCGAACGGTTTATACCCTGTGATTTACATCACAGTAGTATAAGTGCTGGTCAGAGCAGTATTAGCAGTACTGTGGCAGGGGCATACTGTTGTACGGAAATAGTTTTTGTAGAGATACTCTACTACTTTCACAAGCAATTAAACAGTCTGGGGTCATTGAGACCCCAGTACTGTTTGCTACCGCTCAGTACTGTACTGATAGTAGGGGCTGTTGCTGGACTACTATCTCGGCGCTCCATAATAATAAACATTCCGCGCCCCAGTTTAAGTTTAAATCCAAACTGTAGTCTCGATAGTGCTGGTCTGGCATGGCAATCAAGCCCTTGAAAAGAGCAGGGCTTGACAGCCATGCAGTGTGGATAGTGTAGTTAGAAATACTAACTACAGAAAGGAAACTATGTCTCAGCACGAACTAGCACTAGGCATCTCCGTTATGACTCAATGCCATAACTGCTTACTGCTCGACTCAGTATGTCCAGACTGTGAGGAAACACGCCAAGCCAATGAGGCTGTGTTTGCCCACAATCTAGTAGATGATGGTTCTGACATCTACAGATACGCTCCTATGTATACCAGCCTCACCAAGATTGAGCCAGAAACCTCTGGTCATGATTGGGTAGGCGCAGTCACCAGAATCTACGGCGACAAGGAACGAAATGAGTTCCTTGAACCTATAACGCTGATAACTGACAGGCTATTCGACCTATCCTTCGACATACCTGCCAATAGTGTCATCTGCCAAGACTGTCACTATACCTTCAACAAGCACACTATCTGCCCAAACTGCAACTAAGGGCTTGCCCCGTCCCAGGTGACGGGGGCTAAGCCCAACTCACAACTACTAGAAAAGGAAATAACATGTCAAACACATTCACATTCAATGGTTCAATCGTCAAGGCAGTGAAAGATTACAATAATGTTATCAAAGCAACTGTAGTAGACCGCCGCTTGGAATACACTCCAAATGGTGATATGGCTAGCAAATTCACCGCAAGCCGTCAGATTACAATCACAGACCCTGCAATCCAAGCATGGGTTCGTGAGAACCTAATCAACTCAACTGAGTCTGAGTTCGCTGTAAACATTGAAGGCTATATGACTTCAAGTTTCTCTGAGAAGAATAACAAGTGGTACGAAAACCAAGTAGTTACCAAGTTATCTCTCGTATAATCTATAAGCAGGTAGTGGGGGCTTCGGCTCTCACTACCTGCTGTTTTTTTGTTGGCAGGGTATCCGTATAAGTTCAGACAACTGGAAGTAGGTCAACATGCTAGACAATCAGGATAATATAGTTTATTGTGGGGACTGCCTAGTTCCCATTAACCAGTGCTCACATAAAAGGAGATAAAAATGTTATTAGATTCATTCACAATGCTAGCCATTCTTATTGCTTTAACTACATCTGTAGCAGTCATCACCCTTGCTATCAGACAGAACATGTTACTCATGCGTGAGAACACAGACCTGCGCCGTGCTTTACGCACAGCCAGAGCAGCCAACCATGTCTACTACGACCCAGACATAGCCAAGGAAGACCTATGGACAACCAAGTAAAGTATTCAATTCAGTTCTGCCACTCATGTGGCATGGACATTATGGTAGATGTAAATAGAACCAGCCCCAGAAACTACTGCAGCCCATGTGCATGGGCAAAGTTAGGAGAAACAAACTATGTCATACACAGTAAATGAAATAGCAGACTTGAATGAGTCTATTGATAAGGCTATCCTATCTCTCAAGGCAGCCAATAATATCCTCGAAGAGATGATGGCAACAGGCAGAATCTATGTGGAGGAAGAGTAATGACTGAACTAACAGCCAAAGAAATCTCAGTAATCAAAACTGCAGCATCAGACTATGCGAAGCGCTTTTTAAGCCGTAAGTATTATGAAGAATATGCAGAACTATACCAAGCCTACTGCACTAATCGTGGAGTATCAACTAGAAATATGTCTACATTAGTAGATGAGCGCCTATTAGTTAAAGCAGATAACTAAATGGGCGGACAATTTGCAGGACATCTAGCCAGCATAGATAGTCTAACTCCACGGCAACAGATAGAGATACACCTAAGCAGTAACTTCTATCCACCAATACCAGTATCAGCAGCACAAGCATGCCTCGATGCAATCGAAGCATATTGGGAAGACAATCTTGACCGTAAGATTGAATTACCTGAAGGTATGACATGGCGCGGGCAGAATACTGCGCCTGCCCACGCCATTATTGAACAACACAGACTATATCCTTGGGTACAGGAAGACGACAATGAATAGCAGTTGGTCAGAGCAAGCAGAACTAACACATGAAACACAGGTAGAACAATACGGTTTCTGCATGTGTGAAGATACAGAACCACACGAACATCCATACGATGACTGCCCGAAAGGATAGACAATGGGATACGAACCACCACTAGAAGATGATATAGCGCTTGACAAAGACATAGATGAAGAAGATGATACTGATGTATACACAGAGCCAGATAGGATGTGGGGCGATGAATGATGATGCACGCTGCAGTCAGTGCGGCACATTATGCGACATCTGCAACTCAGAGGATAACGATGAATGAAATCCTCCCTCTTACACCACTACAGTCCTGGGCATTCCTCATTACAGTTTTCTATATCCTCTACAGATGGGTTGTTAGATGAAGAAACTATTCGCAATGCTTACAGCATGGTACGTAGCATTCTTGTCGCTGCTACCGTGGCACATGCCAGCAGCACAAGCACATACAGAGCCAAAACCAACAGAGATGAGCGAGTTCCATTGGACTCCTCGTGCCCTGAAGTTATATGCAAAACAGTTCATGCGCATGGCGTACCCAGAATGGAACTTGTCTGAGCACCGTGCACTTATGAAACTATGGGGCAAGGAATCAGCCTGGAATCCAGCAGCAAATAATCCAAACAGTTCAGCATTCGGCATTCCACAGTTGCTTAATCTTGACCCAGAAACGCCAGCCCCGCTCCAAGTTGAGCGTGGGCTGGCATACATCCAGCACCGCTACGAAAAACCATCAATTGCTTGGTCTCATTGGCGAAGCAATGGTTGGTACTAACTAACTAAGGAGAAAGAAATGACAGTAACAGTAGAAGAAATCACAAATTACCATAACATCTTGTTAGATGAAGATGGTAAAGAAACAACACTACAAGCACAGCGCAAGCGTTTAACAGATGCAATCTATTCACAGATTGATTCAGGTCAGGCACCAGATGATAACCACATTGCAGAGATAACAGCAGGTCTTAACAAAGACATTCAACTGCGTGACTTTGTATTAGGTTTACCATCTGAGCGTCCAGTTGAGGCAGTCAATGCATACCTTGCTTGCTTTATGGATGTAGTTCCAGGTGAGTTCATTGCACCAGTTGCTAGTATCTTGGCTGCAAATCTATACTCAATCGAAGACACATCAGCAAAGTCAGTACTATCAAAAGCACTAGAGAATGACCCACGTTATTCGCTAGCACAGTTGCTTAATCGTGTATTCAATTCAGGATGGCCAGCAGGTGCATTCACTGCAATGACACATGAACTACATCCAAAGGTCAAGGAAGGTATGGGTATCTAATCATGGGATTGGACATGTATCTCTATGCCCGTAAAGGCATCTCATCTATTGAGTGGGAACCAGAAACACACAATAAGAAACTTAATGCTGATTACACAATCCTAACCTCACTAGTCGGGGCTACAGATTGGGCTTATGACCCAGAAGAGTTAGCCTTTGCATCAGTATCTATTCAAGTTGGATACTGGCGCAAAGTTAATGCTATCCATAACTGGTTTGTTGAGGAATTAGCAGACGGCAAGGACGAGTGCCAGCCAATCTATGTACCACGTAGTTCTTTAATTGACTTAAAGATTCTATGTGAAGAAGTATTGGCAGACCACAGTAAAGCAGATACACTACTACCAACAGGCTCTGGCTTCTTCTTCGGCAGCACAGAGTATGACGATTGGTATTTTTACGGCATTGAAAAGACCGTAAAGATAGTAAGCAAACTCATTGAAGATGTACCCGAAGGATGGGCCTTCGAGTATCAGGCTTCATGGTAAAGAAAGGAACACATGACTACAGCAAATGTAGTAGATAAACCAAACCGCTCAGCCTGGCAGAAAGCAGGCGTAGCAGTTGAAGCAACTAGCGCAGCACAAGTAGCAGAACAGGCAGGACTTAACTGGACAGTTAGCCTGTCAGACATGCATACAGAACAGTTTATGCATGTACCTAACAAGCAAGCAGTAGTAAAGAAACATGATGGCAAAGAGTCAGTCATTGGTGTAGTAGGTAACAAGTACAAAGTCTTTCAGAACTCTGAAGTCTTTGGCTCACTAGATGGATTGATTGATTCAGGCGAGGCTCGCTATGCAGCAGCAGGTGAGTACGATGGCGGAGCAAAAGTATGGATGCTCATGTCATTACCAAGAGAGATGGAAATCAAGGGCGACCCACATGCTGCCTTCTTGCTAGCCAGGACCAGTCATGATGGTTCATCATCAGTAATACTACGCCCTATCATTGAGCGATTGTTTTGTTCCAACCAAATCAATCGTATCTTCAAGGCTAAGAACAAAGCACATACTTATACTCTGCGTCATACCCAAAACGCAGTGCTATCAGTATCTGATATGCGAAACATTCTTGACCTGACCTACTCAAGCATTGATATGTATAGTGACCTGGCTAACCATCTCATCCAGCGTGAGGCAGACATTGCTAAGGCAACTGCATACTTCAAGAAAGTATGGGCATTGCCTACCAAAATTGAGCAATCGCCAGTGCACCTACTCAGCAAAGGCGAGAAGAACGCTAAGTCCCGTGCTCTCAATGCACGGCAGAAGGCACTTGCTATCTATACAGATAGCCCAACACAGGAGAACATCCGCAATACAGAGTTTGGTTTGTGGCAGGCAGTTGTCGAATACGCAGACCACTACTCTCACAGAGATGCTAGCATTGCTACCTTGGCAGGACGCAATGATGGTATTAAACTACGAGCACTAGAACTACTCTCAATCTAAGGAGAATCGTGTACCTAAACCCAATCACAGTAGATGGAACAACCTACAACTTCACAGAAGAATCACTCAAAGAACTAATTAAGAGTGAACAAGCATTTAAAAGAAAGCATGAAGCAATACTAGTAGAACAACAAGAGTCATATAGAAAACTTGCTAGCATTCGTGCCAAGGTATATGATTTCTTTACTGAAGCATTTGAAGATGGTGGTGATGAAGCAACCGTTACACGTGAGGGCGTTAACGAATTGCTAGAGTCAATCGGCTCAGATACATTAGTAACAACTTGGTCAGCAACTGTAGAGATTACAGTTACAGTCACTGGTATCAAGGCTTCTTCCCCTGAAGAGGCTGAAGATATTATCAATGACAATATCGAAGTCAACGGCTACGACTTAGATATAGATGGTCAAGAAGTAAATGTGTATGGAATCGAAAGAGAGTAGTGTCGCTCTCTTAACTACCATCAAGAGTCGCTATCTAGCACATGGGACTTTGTTCATTTCGACCATGTGTTAGACTTGGGGATGGGTGGTCCCGCCATCTGCGAACACGGGACATCAATTAACAAGGAGATAAATGCCTACAGAAATAGAACGAGATAGATACGGTAGACCGCTAGTTGTTCCACCTAATGGAGGAAAGCCAGTTGCTTATACTCGTGCAACAACTATTGCTAACAGTTTAGATGATGCCTCTGCATTAACAGCATGGAAAATGCGTATGGCTGCAATAGGTTTAACAAGCAGACCAGACTTATTATTAGCAATTGGTGTAGCAGGAGACAACAACAAGTTAGTTAATGCTTATATCGAAGAAGCAATGGAAGTAGCAGGCGCTAGTAAAGCAGCCACTATTGGTACAGCAATCCACGCACTAACAGAGAAACTAGATTTAGGTTTAGAGTTAGGTGTATTCCCAGAGCAGTGGATGCCAGATATTAAAGCCTATGAACAAGCAACAAGTGTTCTTACTAAGATTTACATTGAGCAATTCACAGTACTAGACAAGTATAAAATTGCAGGTACTCCAGATAGAGTTGTTGAATATAAAGGCGAAAGATTTATCGCAGACTTAAAGACAGGTCGTATTGACCACCCAAATAATATTGCTATGCAGTTAGCAATCTACGCAAACGGGTCCCCGTACATGACTGATACGGAAACCCGCGGTACGTGGGGCGATATCAATAAAGAGAAAGCAATAATTGTTCATGCCCCAGCAGGGACAGGAACATGCAAACTAGTATGGATTGACATCAAAGAAGGATGGAAAGGTGTACAGTTTGCAATGAAGGTAAGAAAGTGGCGAGACCAAAAGGGTCTGGCTACTCCATTCGAGCAAGGAGAAGATAGTGCCTAGCACAGAAGCACCAATCAGTATCACAGTTAAGACAGCAGCAGGTAGTTTAGTAACAGTCCGAGCAGAAAGCGGAGATGAACTAGATAACATTGTTGCACATTCAATTGCAGCAATTGCATCAGCAGCACAAGAACTAGAAGCAGCAGTTCGTGGTGCATCAGCACCAGTATCAGCACAAGCAGCAGCACAATCAATTGCTGCAGCACTAGGTGGCAACATCATTGAAACAGGAACAACAATTCCTGCCCAAGAATATACA